CCAATCTTCACCACCACGCGCTTGAATGTTGCGCGAATGGGGGCGTGTTCCGACTGAATGCGCGACAAGCCCGAATAAACCAACGGCAGCGTGTGCCCGAATTTCGCCAATTTGCGGCCCGTGTACGATTGTTCAAACTTGTAAAACGACCGGCCGCGCTCGCCGCTGCGCGGCGCATATCCGTATTTGCGCGCACCCGCGTGCGTGAAATGTAGCGGGCGAATTTTCTTTTGCCAGAACAACCCCATGCGATAGTAACACGCTTTCAACAACTCGTTGAAGCGTCGCCGTTTCATGCCAAGCGGCGGGCCGCGTTCAATCACTTTGACTTTCAAAATTGCGGCCATTATTTCGCGGTGCGGCTTTCGGTTGCGGGCTTGATATCATCGCGCCCTGGCTGCGCTTGCTTGCTCGCCCCGGCCGGGTTGTCGTCGCGCCGATACGCCGAAGACTTGCGGCCAAAACGGTCGGTGTTGCGTTGTTTCGCCTCGTTGTCGCTTTGCTTGTCCATTGGTTAAATCCCGGGTGCGCTTAACACCAAATCGGCAATTTGCCAAATGCCCGTTGCGTTGCTTTTGTCGTCTTCCGTGCGTTCCCAACTTTCGGGCATTGTGATTGACGAAAGCGCAAGGCGGCCGGGGGTGTCGGCTTGCGCGCATAGCTCGTCAACAATGCTGCCCACTATGTTGTTGAATTGCCGTGCGCTTTGGTTCAAATCGTAACGCAAAGCGTCGGGCACCAACCACGAAATGCGCAAGTCTATATCGCCGTCGGCGTCAAATCCGGTCGGCGACGCAATCCGCGTGCGCGTCAAATTGGCCGCGCGCAGTAATGCAAACGGGGCAAACCCGGCCAACTCGCCCGGGGCATACTTGCGGCCGTTGCGCGGGGGCGGCAACGATTCTTCGTATATGTGCGACGCCGCGGCCGCGGCGGTGCTGGAATTGCAAATCGCTTGCCACGTCGCGCAGTTTGAAAGCGACGCCGACGCGTATGCAAGCCGCAACGCCAAACACCCGGTTGCCGTTTCCAAGTTTGGGTCCACGTCGTCACCCTTGGGTGTCGTTGCGCCCGCCGTTGACGCAATACAACACGCGGTCAATTTTCCGCATCATATGCCGCACGTCGTCTTTAATTTCAACCACGTCGGACCGCGCGGCTTTGACTTCACTTTCGGTCCGCGCTATGCGCTCGGCGTGTTCGCGGCAAAGCGGCCCGGCACCGTTTTGCCCGCATTGTTCCGTGTTGCGCTTTAGCGCTTCAATCGCCGCGGTGATTGCTTTGAACGCGGCCAGCGCAACAACGGCAATTCCTGCCCCCTGTAATTCACTCGGCAACTCGGCAATCATCGGGCACCCTTTGCAATCTCGGTGATTTGCCAAACAACAACCGCGGCGCTTTGCTCAACTGGCGGTTGTTCAATGTTCCACGTTGTGCCGTCAATGACGACTTCGGACCACGCGTCAACCGGGGCCACGTCGTCGGCGTCAACCGTCAACAAACACTTGCGGGTTTGCATGACCTCGCTTTCGGCGGTCACGTGTTGCCCGTCAACCGGGGCCAACCCGACCGCGGTAATTGCTACGGCGGCCCGCGTGCGGCGGTGCGCGATCAGCGTTACGGCAACCCCGAATATGGTTTTCAATATCGGGGTGCCGTGCGCTTTGAAAATGTCGTCGGCGCGGCTCACTTGTCGCCGTGTACCTCGCGCGCCAAGCCGTCGCGGATTGCGTCGACCAGATAATTGACGTCAACGCCCGGTGTCGTTTTGATCGTGCCCAGCGCAAACCCCGGTTGCCGTTGTTTGTCGCCGACTTGCGCGGGGCGCTTCAACGCAAACAACACGCCGTCGGCCGACTTCGCCAGCGCGGCCACTTGCTTGCGCAGCTCCGCGGCGTCGGCTTTCGATTCCTGCAACTGTTGTTGCGTCGCCTGCAAGTCGGCCAAAATCGAGTCGGTCGCCTTTTGCACGGCCGCGTTGATTGCCGCCTGTTTTTCGTCGGCCGCGGCGTCGCCGCCCGGTTGCTTGTTCTGTTGTGCCATTGTTTCACCTTGTTTGATTTGCTGTTGTTATTGGTGCGGTGCGCGTGCCACCGAAACGACACACGCACCGCCACCGCCACCAACGAAAGGCCAAAAGAAATGCGGCCGGGCGTGTGCGCGAAGACGGGCCGCGCAACACGCCGCGGTGGCCGCAATGGACGGTCTAGGTCGTAACGTTGCTCAGCAAATAGCCCGCCTCAACGTACATGACCACTTCGTCAACATCATGCCGCGCTCGGATAACGTCGCCCCGAACGGCTTCGTCGCGGTATTGCTCAATGGTTCCGCCGACGTCGCTGCCGTCTTCGGACCAATGGAACGTTCGCGCAATGCACGGCTCTTTTGCGTCGGCCGTTTCGGCGACGCGACAAACCATTGCGTACTCGTCGGACCAGATCGGCGAAAGGCTCGCCGACTGCCCTTCCTTTGCCGTGTTTTTCGGCGAGCCCGCAATGATGATTCGGTCAAGGTCGAACGCCTGCGCCATGGCCGCCGCGGTGATTGCGCCCGCTCGCGCGTCTTGGAAACCCTGATATTTCACAAGGTTTTGGATTTGCGAGCAAAGCCGCAAGTTGCGGAAAACCTTGCGGTTGACAATCAACGCGTTGGGCCACAAGCCCGAATTGTCGTACACCTTTTGGCACGCGGCTTCAACGTCGGTCACCGGCACGGCGTTGGCGGCGTCGTCCCATTCATGGGTTATGCCGGTTGTCAAGCTCGCGCCTGTCCACGTCGTTGCGTTGAAAATCAACGCGGCCATGCGCATTTCGGCGTTGCGCAAAACCGCGTCAAGCGCGCGTTGCGTGCAGTACATTTCCGCGGCGAGAAATTCGGCATACATGGCCGCCTCGCGGTCGTCGTTGACTTCCTCCGCGCCGTGTTCCACGCACACGAATGACGACGGGGTAAACGTGAATTTGCCGCGGCTGTATCCGCCGCCGGGTGCGCGCAGCGTGTCGCGCTGCTGTAAAAGTTGCTCAATCGGGATTTTGCCAAACGTGCCCGACGGTTTGGCAACGTTGACGATGGGTGCGACCTGTTGGGCAATGAAACCCTGCCGGTCGGCCATCAAGTTGAATTCTTCCATCGACGCCGCCAAGTCGGGCCGGAGCGTCGATAGGCTACTACTCGGTGAGGCCATTTTTGCAAACTCCGTTGCGTTGTGCGGCTTGGGTTGCGCCGCTGGGTTAATTCACAAACGCCGCCGCGTTGCGGCTCGCGGTGGCGTTACGTTACACGGTCGAAAGGGCCGCGCCGTCGCTGGACACAACGCGCCAAGCCAACGTTCCGTTGTTGTTGATACCGACCAGCAAAAGCGTGTCGCTTGTGTCGGCAAACGTTATTGTGTTGTTGCCGGTTGCGTTGATTGCCGACGCCGCGGTTATGACCGCGTTGCCAGCGTCGGTTTTCATGTTGAGCAAAAGCGTTTGCCCCTCAAACGTCGGGATTGCCAACGTCCGGGTCTCTGCGCCCGCCGTCACGATATTGCACCGGCCGCTTGAAACGACCGGGATTGCGCCCGCGTCGCCCGGGTCGGCGATTTCGTCGGACAAGTCGGCCAGCGCTGCGGGCATGCGCAAAACTTCAATAACGTCACCGTCGGCCGTCGCGGCTTCCAGCGCCGTGCCAAGTTTGTACTTGCCCACAACGTCGTTGATTTTTCCGCTTGCCGCGGAATACACGACTGCGCCTTGCGCGATTGCACCGGCCGCCACCATTTTGCACGTGCCTTGCGCGCTGCGCAACCGCACGTTGCCAGCGTCGCCGCTGGCAAACGTTGCTTCGTCAAGCGTGCCGATTTCCAAATCGGCAACACCGGCCGCGGCGAGAACCCCGGCCGACAACTTGACCCGCAAGTGTTGTGCGATTGCCGCCCCGGCTTCAAATGCTTTGGTCGGGGTTTCCACATATTGCGACATTCTGAAAAACTCCGTTTTGTTGTGCGGCTCGTTGTCGGCCGCGGGTTGTGTTGTTGCGTCGCGGGCGGGGGGCGTTTAGCCGTGCCGCCGGGCAAACGCGTCGACCGGGCGCTTGTATTGCTCGTTGTGCGAATGAACAAACGCGCGGTGCGCCTCGGGGTACTTTTTGGCGGCACTCAGAACCGCGGCCGTGCGCGATTTCCCGGCAGCGATTTGTCGGTCGACTTCGGCGACAAACGGGTTGCCGTCGGTGTCCGCGGCCGCGTCGGGCGCGTCGCCGTCGGCAAGCGGCGGGGTTGTCGGCACCGACTTGGCTTTGGCCGCCTCGATTTCGCCGCGCTGTTTTTCCACCGTCGCGGCAAGCCGTTGCGTGTGTTCGCTGCGCGCCTCGTCAAGCGTCAACGACCGCTCAACGCAACTCAAAAGTTGCTCGGCGGTTGCGCCCGGCATGGCTTCGCGCAACTGTTGTAGGGTTGCGGCAACGCGGGGCGGGGTGTCGCCCGGGGCCGCCGACGTCGGGTTGTCTGTCATTGTCTCGGTCTCCGTTTCGGCGACGGCTCGCGGTGCCGTCGCGGCTTTTGTTTCGCTGCGCAACTCGCGCAACACTTGGTCAAAACTGCGCACGCCGTCGATTAGCCGTTGCGCTTCGGCTTCGGCACCAACCCAAACGCGGCCGGTTGCCAAATTCCGCACGTCGCCGACGGCAATTTTGCGGCCGCGCGCTACAGCTCGCAGAAAATGGTCGTTCAAGGCGTCAACCGTCGTTTGCCACGCGGACAACTGCGCCTCGCTTATTTGCGTGCCCGGCTCGCCCGCGCCTTTCATTTCGCCCGCTTTGATAACGTGTACCCGAATTCCCATTGCCGCGGCTTGCGCGCTCTGATCGTAAACAACGGCATAGGTTCCGATTGACCCGACAATGGCGGTTGCGTTGGCGTACACCGCCCGGGCTTGCGACGCAATCCAATATGCGGCCGATGCGCCCAAATCTTCAATGTACGCAACCACGGGTTTCCGCTTGTTTGCCGACGCCACATCTTCGGCAAGGTCTCGGGTGCCCGACACGGTGCCGCCCGGGCTATCAATTCGCAGCATGATGCCCGACACGTCGGGGTCGGCGGCCGCCTCGCGCAGCATTCGCCGCGCGTCAACGGTTGACGTGCCCGGGGCCAATGACGACCGAAATTTCATAAGCGGGCCGCGCAGCATAATGACCGCAATGCCGCCGCTTAAAACGGGGTAATCCCGCGCGTTGCTCGCGGCTTTGGGGGTGCCAACGTTTTCGGCGACGTGTGCCGCCAAATCCAAACGGTTGACGTTTTCAACCATTGACCGAAACGTTGCGGCGTCAACGCACCACGGGCCGAAATATTCCGCCACGTGCGGCACGTTAAGCGCCCCGCCAAACTCGCCCGGCTCGTTTAGCGGCAATGCCTCAATCATCGTTGTTTCCCTTGTTGTTTTGGGTTGACGTGTCCGCGCCACCTTGCAACGACAACCGCACGCCGTCGGGCGTTGGCAACGCTATACATTCGCGCCAATGCACCGGGTGCGGGTCGTCGGGAAATTGGCGGTTTATTTCGGCCGCGCGCGTTTTCGCTTCCACTATCAACCGGCCATTGTCTTCGGCAATCTCTTTTGCGATTTCGCCAAAGTCGCGGTTGCGCTCCGCGTGCAAGCGGCGCGGCGAAATCAAGCCGTTGCGCACTCGCAACAAATCGGTGCCAGCATCCTGCAACGGCTGTATGTACGGCCACGCTGGCGGATTCCACCGATGTTTAAACGGCTTTATGTCGGTCTTGCCGACTTCAATTACACCGCTCGGCGAAACCGACCAACCCGTTGCACGGGCAGCCGCTTTGTCGTCGCGCAACCATTCGCGCACGCGCCACAACCAAACGGGTTGGTGCAAGCGGCGAATGAATGACGATTGCAAGCGGCGGAAACCTTTGCGGGCTTCCTCGATTGCACCACGCCAACCCGAAAAATTCGTTTCCGACGCGTCAAGCAACACCAACACAAGCGGCAAGCCAAGATTTGCGCCAACCAATTGCAGTATCAACCGCACGTGTTGGAAAAACTCGGGGTTTGGAATGTTGGGCGAGAACCCCGTAATTTTTTCGCCAGCCCGACCGAACAATTCCATGCCCGGGGCAATGCCTTCAAGCAACCGACTTTGCCCGTCGGCGTGCGTTGACGGCGTGCGCTCGCCCCGCGTTTCGGCGGGGGCGCTATCATCCGCGCCAAGGTCCAATTGCCGGAAAATGGCGAAGCATGAAACGACTTGTTGTTGGACCAACTTTGCAAAGTTAATATCTTCAAACGCGCCCAAAAAGAATTTCATCGGGGCCAGCGCGGACACGCCGCGCGTTTGCGACACGCGCCGCGCACCGTGCGTGTGCATGACTTTGCGAAAGCCCGCGGAGTCGCGCGCGTCGTATGCCGTCACGTCGCGCAAATACTTCAACGGGGCGCGCGGCTCAACGTCGTTTTTCGTGAACCAAAAGCGCAACCGTCGGCGCAGACTGTCAAGCTCAACGCCGTGTATGATTTTGCGTTTACTGCGCGCGATTTGCGACGGGGTGCGGCACCTATGCGCCTCAATCAATTGCAGCTTGTCCGCGTCGGTTGCTAGAACAAAATGGTCGCCGTCAATGAAAGTTTGGCGCAACGCCAACCATTCAATATCGGGCCACGCGTTTTCGCCCGCGACGTCGCACGCGTCGGCGTTGCTTGCCCAATCTTCCCAACGCTCGCGCCACGCTTGGTCCAGTTTTTCGTCACCCGTTTGCGGGTCAACGCGGATTCCCTCGTTGCCCAACAAAATGTTGGTTGCAGCCCTGTCAATGATGCCGCCGACCACCACGTCGTTGCGGTCCATGTCGCGCGCGTATTCCACCGTGCGCAACCATTCGGACTGCGCGGCCAAATGGTAGTCGGCCGGGGCACCCATTAACGGCACGTCGCGGCGACGCTCAAAACGCGTTTGCCGGGCCATGTCGTAACCCGCGCGCATTTCGCCAAACGCTTCGGCAATCTGATTTCGGGCTCGGGTTGCGCTTGGCATTGGTGCCCCTAGTATCGGTAGTTGCTCAAATCGACGTGCCGCACGCGGGGCCGCGTCGCGTTGCTTTCGTTGGCGTTAATCCACACTTGTGCCTTGTCGCGCGCCGCGGATATCTGCCCAACGTCAAATTCGATTTCATGGCCGCCGCGGCCCGACGTTGTGCGGCTCGGCAAATCCAACAACAACGCATTGCACGCGGACACAAACGCCCGGGCTTTGCTAATGCTGTTGTCTTCAGCATAGCTTGCGTTGGCGCGGTATATTGCGGCCAATTCCGCAAACGTCGTTGTGCCCGTTATATCCGACATGCCCAACAACTTGACCGTTGGGCGGGCGACGCGTCAACGGTTTGGTTGCCGGATGCGTCGGATTTTCACGTTTTGGCGGGCGACATGGCCGCGGCGACTTGCTCCAACAAATGCCGCACAACGTCGGGCGGAGTTTGCACCCAACGCCCGGCCGCCAGCTTTTGCGGCTCGTTGACGCTTGCCACGTGTAGCGCTTTCAGCGCTTCGGATTGCGTCGCGTCCAAATGCATGTCGATATGGTTGGGGCGATATGCCGACGACTCAACGCCGACGGCGACCCGCAACTTGACCGTAATTTCAACCGTCTTGACTTGTGCCATTGTGTCACCTTTCGGTTATCAGATAGGGTCGGCCGTCGGGCATGCGCAATCGGGCCACAACGCCCAATTCGGAACGCGTGCCGACGGCCGGGGGTTTGCTTTGCTCGCCAACCAATCGCGCACCGGCGCGGTGCCCAGCGGCCAACGCGTAAACGGTTGCGTCGAAATAGTGGTTTTGCCGCCGCAATTGCTTCCAACGCTTCACCGTTGTGCCAAGCCGCGGGTCGTATTCCTCGACCAATTGCTCGGCGGTCAAGTGTTTGGTGAAGCTCAAATGCTCGTTGGGCAGCGCGTCAAACAAGGTCAACGCGCCGGGTTGGTCAATCGGAAATGCGAAACGTTCATGCGCGGCCGTCTTCCAATAATCCGCGTTGATATCCCAAACGCCAATTGCGTCGGCTCGTTGGTAGCGCAAATAGTATTGCTCGCCGACCGCGTGA